ATGCACTTAGACTTCAGTGCCTCAGCAACCGCTGAACTGAAATAAGGGACGTTGCCGCCACCAAGATGTGAAGATAGTCTCTTTGTCATGTCGTCAACCAAGTATGTACAGAGCCACGCTCATCAGAACTGAGCACCCGATTATAGCAGCAGAATTTGGCGTAGTATGCCCAAATACAATATTGAATAGTACCTCCACGTACTCCACCCCCTAAATATGGAACAGATCTGAACCCAACCGTTTCACCTGTACTTGATTGGATTTGGACGTTATTTAAGAATGTCCTCATCGCTCCGGATGCAGAAATCTCCTGTATATACGTGACCCAGGTATTTTGAGGCTGGGCTCCTGCACTCCTCTGTACAGTATTACCAAAATTCATATAATGAACACCACTATAGTTCCAGTGTCCTGCGGTATTTGGAGAATTAAGTGAAGTGGTTCCCCATACACATCCTTGATGTGCTCCATTCACCCAAAGTCGAGCAGCAAAAGTGCCAGCCGTCCAGCTAGAAATATTTGGCCCAGTTAGGTGAAAACTGGGGCCACCTGTAGCAAATCCCTCATTCTTAATCCTACCTACATTTATGCCATCACCGCCATACCCATATGTAGGCTCAGCTTTAGGACGGTAAGAGGCATTGGCCTGGATCCAATCATTACCATTACCTGATCGATCAGCCCAGACTGCTATAGGTTGGTCAAGGGTAGCAAGAGTTGTTTTACCCAAGTCAGTATATAAGGAGTCGCCCCCATAGAGCATGGAGAACAATCCAGCAGTAGGAATTGGAAATGCGGAAGCCTGTCCCACAATAGCTGCTTGCTGTATGCCCAGCCTCATCAGAATTTCGCCACGTACTCAGTAGCAGCATACTTACCAATATGCATACCTTTCCATTGACCTGACGGGGATACTCCGGCCGCTGCCCCATTGATGGTGTCTGTCACTGGAGTCACCACAGGAGGCGTACCGCTGCCGTCCGTAATAATACAGTTCCACCCTATCCCAAACCCATTAGGCAGGGTCACAGCACAGCCAGCTACATTGGTGTAAATCACTTCCTTGCCGTTATCAGCCAGCAAGAGGGTATCAGTAGTCCCAGTCACAATGCGGTAAGTGATATCGGGCGCCACTTCTTCATAAACCTGAAGGGCATAGGTATACGTCCACGTACCGCCAGTGAAGAAGAACTCTACCCGGGCAGCATCTACGTTAATGTTGAAGTCCTCAGCCACTCCCTCGATCGTTTGACCATTCCGAAGAATGGTAATCGGAAGGTTCGAGGCATTGCGTCCGTGATCAACAACAGCACACTTTGTCCCCTCAGCAGGGGCAAGTGGAAGGTTATGGGTCAGCCCTGAGTCAGATATGAATTCCTGAAAGGCAAGGATGGGCGTACCCGATGTAACCCGTACTGTCTTTAGGGACTTACCAGCAATAGCCATGATCGCTTGATACACACGCTCCGGGGACATACGCCTATGCGTAGCAACTACCCCTGCCTCCATCTCAGGCTGAGTGGCAAATGGGACTTCAGAATCGTAGGCTGACCGAATCTCCGCAGGAGTCTGGTCATCAGCCCAATTGAGATCATTGTTGAGTGCGGATACCGGAGCACCTGGCTGCAAAGCACTAGCCGCCAATGATCCCTGAGCAGCCGTGGCATAATCGAGAGCATCCGTGTAAGCAGCAGATCCCAGATCCTCTGGTTGAATAGCTGAGTCTGCCAGAAGCCCCTGAGCAGCGGTAGCGAATGCATCGGTGTCAATATTCTTATTGACCACCGTCCACCCATCTACAGTGTTGGGGGTATCGATCTCAGCAAACAAGGAGTCCCCGATCTCCATATTTTGTCCATAGAAAGTACCCGCGACAGTGACCGTGTAGGCATCGCCCTTTCTTACGCCACTTGGATCCACAACAATGGATGGAGTGTCCGTACTGGCATCGTATCCCCCTTTGTAGTCGAACAGGCCTTCAACGGCCGCTTCTATGGCAGCCGTCATTTCCTCAGCAGTCACATAGGTTTCCCCAAGTGCCAGCCAGTCTGCCACCTCATTGATGACATCCAATTGGCTGTATACAGCAACTACCTTGTCATAAGCGGAGTCAATGAACTCCTGCACCATATCCGCCAGCGGTGGAGCATTCTTATTCCTCAGGAATTTCATTAGACGTACCCTCGCTTGTCGAACTTCGAGTTGGTAGCCTCGCCCTGGATATAGAGCCCCTGCTCGTTTACAAAGTTGATCTTGTTGGTGTACTTCATGTAATAGTCATTGGCCGTATTGCTGGCATCGGTATTGGACAGTCCATTGAATACTCGAGACGCCATGTAATACTGGAGAGCTTCCAAGAGAGCCTCAGGTATCTCGATCTCTACCCCTTCCAAGTCAGTCGTGGAATCAAACGATACCCGGGGATGTCCAGCTTTGTACTGCACAGCAAGCTGATTGAAATCATTCGGCCAAGGTACTTGAAGCGACCTGTAGCTGGGTGTACGTATAGACAGATCATCCTCAGGGTCATTCAGACTGAGTAGGTTGCCCAGCTCATCATAGACTTCCTCAATATGCAGCACCGGATAAATGAACGGGTGGAATGAGGAATCGATGATATAGCGTTGCTCAATTGGAATATCACTATCCAAATTGGTCTGGGCATACCTATAGGATAGAACATACTCAGCAATCTCTTCTGATTGTTGGATGTAAATTTCCTTGTACATTAGAGGAAATCTGGAGTATATCGCTTGCAGCCCGAGATTCAGATGAGAGGCAAGCTGGTTATACGCCTTAGGGTCAGGCTGAGCATCGCTATTGTCAGGCAGGAAGTTACCTAGCTTGAGCTGCGAGAACTCGCCATATGAAAGATTGGTCAGAACGTCATGTAAAGTGATCATACTATGTAACTGTCCATTGCAGAGCTGTTATCAGCAGGTTCATGATCTGACCAGTAATCCCGATCAGTCGCATCTTTCGGTGTGTCTTCAGTTGGCAACCAAGTGGACATTGACCCAAGCATAGAAATTGTATCAAGAAAATCGTCGTGTTTCGACTTAAATCCCCCAGGGCTCGCTAATGTAAGTTCGTCAACAGCTTCCGCCATCGGCTTGCTATGACGGAGCTCTTCAGGGAACCAAATCTTGTGCGCTTTAAATAGGGGTAGGATAATGTTGAATCGTTCCATTTTGTTGGTACTTGGACGAATACCCGGTTCACCTCCGGCTTTGTCGGATGCGAGAGTGAACCATGTTCCTCGTGTGGCCATTTCAGTTTGGATCCATGAAATAAATCCTTTTTGCTGTCCACTAATCTCAATCCCGACAGAATACGGCCGATACCTTTGCACAAGTCTGAATAAGTCATCAATATTCTTGTCCATCAACCGGCGTTCACATACGCCATCTACCCAATACCAATCCCCAATCGCATTTAAAGCCCACACCGAGATCACCGAAAAGTCAGCCGACTTCTTATCCGATGTAGCGAAGTCCGTGGTGATATAAAAATTGAACCTACCACGATTTCTATGTACAACATCACGTTTATACCACTGAATCTCGTGATCTGCAATAAGGCGATCCTCATCGGACATAATTCGCAGCATTAATTCCTGGTTGAAGGTATCCACCTTACCCAGCTTCACAGCCCGGTTATACTGCTTCACCACGTACTCATACGGGAATCGATCCATCCATGAGCCGCGGAACTCTTCACGGGTACACGGGAACCTCTCACATACGGGGAACACGTTCACCTTCCATGCCCCGGACTCGACAGCCTTGTACAGCGGATCTCTCGCATTAAACGGCGTACCCGACCATATGATCAGGTTATGGGCAGGGTGAAGGGCGTAATCAATTGCCTTGTATACCGTGTCCTCTACAGACTTAATCACGGTGTCTGATCGAGCATCCTCATCCGAAATCAAATCGTCAAGGATTGCGAGATGTGGGCGGGTATTTAATTCCACCGTACCACGAACACCCGTCTTAGCACCGTGGCCGGTAACTACAAACTCATTCCCAGCCTTGTTCTTGAAGTACCAGCGTATGTCCGTGAACTTAGTGGCCTCTGTATCGAGGTACTGCCGTAGGAAGGCAGAGTTCTCTACTCGCCTTTCTAACCTCAGCCTCATCTTCTTAACACCGTTCTCAATCGAGTCGGACACGTACAGGGCGTAGGGGACTTTTCCAAACTCCGGTATCTCGCCATATACGGCGATCCATAGAAAAAGGTACTCAGCCATAATAGTAGTCTTGGCCAAGCCACGGTGACACATGTTGATGATGTTTTCCCCGTCCCGATCCACAATAGTATCGAGCATCCGATAGTGTGTCACCGGAGAGGCATTCTCCTCACCCCTGGCGCCGTTTACCAGCTTGATGAAATTAATAAATTCCAGAGCAAACTCCGAAGGAATGTAATCATCCGGCGTTACATAGTTAGTCTCATTGAGATACTCAACTACTGTCTTGGGCTTAATCCTATCGAATTCTTCTTGAAGCTCTTCCAGCATATCGGTCATTCGACCACCTCGCCCTCAATCACCTCAGCTTCAATAAGCTTTGCAGCAGCCATCGCATCAGGAGTCATAGCCCCAGAAGCCAGAGCCTCTCTCTGAGCAGCGGCCAGCTTGGTCATTTCCTTCCTGAGAGCCGGTATCGTTTCATCCTGCTTAACCTGAATATCCAAGCTCACCTTCGTAGCTTCAGGCTGTTTCAAATGGGTCAGGAGACTGTTCGCTGCATCGGAGCGTACCTTCTCACTTCTCGCCGTCAACATCAGCTTGGCCTGGACATTGATAGCAGCCTGTACCTTATCTTGGTTCAGTATCCAAACAGGCATCATTGCTTGCTGGAATATCTTGGCAATCGTCTTGCCCCGGGCATAGGCGGATACTACTGACCTGATATAGTCAGGACTCTTCTCTTCGTCCAGTAACCGCTGAAACCTATCAGGGAACGTCTTCTTCCAAGCGTTCTCATTGGTCATGCCTAGCATCTTGTAACTGACATACTTAACTGCCGATATATACCCCGGCAGTGTCAAATTAGGATCTTGGAGTACGTCCGTGTACCCCAAGAGGTTTTCCCTGAATTGCTCCCTATAGGATGGGTCATCCATGACCTGATTAAGCTCATCCACCAATCCCTGGGTGATGTTTGCTCTCTGACGGGGAGGCATCACTCCCTTCAGTTGTTCGACAGTAACCTGTCCCGTAACATCAGTTGATACTCCCTGTCCCATCAGTACACTCCTTACCTTGTCAGTCCTTTAACCAGCCACATACAGGCAGCTTCATATAGCGTAGCTGCTTCAGCCAAAGCCCTTCTCTTTTCGGGATTATCGCTTGCTTGCACTTCCCTCAGAGCCAAGTCAATCAATTTGGCTGTATCTTCCTTAACCTCCCCTACTATCGGGAAGCCACTAGGGTTAAAGGAAACTCCAACCCTATACTGACCTGCTGTAAGTTGATCATCCATCGATGTCACCATAACTCATTGGTGCTTCCAATGGAGCAGTGGCCGGTTGACGTACAACCTCTTCAGAAGCTTTCACTTCTTCATCGTTTTCCAGCTCAGCAGACTCCAGTTCTTCACCGAGTTCTGCCAGTACATTACCTTCGTCTCCAGCATCAATCTCTTCCTTTGTACCATGTACAGCAGGATCGTAATCCTTATAGAGATAAGCTGGTGCTCTGCGAATAAATTTCTTACCCATAACAAACTCCTTTATACGTTGGTGCTACATTAGCGTAGAGAACTATACACTACTCTATCTGTTACTCGCAATAGTGTTGTCTACAGTAGCTTCGTCGTTCACTGCGTTCACTCCTCGCTACTCGACAACACTATTGCTCGTAACTGTATATTAGAATTATGTAATATATAATATATAGGAAACTTTTTTAGAGTCACCTCATCGGGATACGGTAGAGGTACTCCCTGTCAAGAGCACACAGCAAGAGCACACCCCCCCGGGTAGGCTTTCCTATGTCTAACATCCCGGCTCCTACCTACCCCGTGCTATCGCCCACCAAAGAGCACACCCTTAGCGTTCCCCTTCCATCGTACTGTGCTACTCATCCCTCTCTTCCTTCTCCGTAGTGTCCTTCCGAGTGGGGGAGTTCTCGGGTGAGAGTTCCCATTTCATAGTGATGACGGAGGTATACCATGTCACAGCAACACTTTTGGGTAGAGTGCTACCTGCCAAACGGTCGTAGGATCTATGCGTCCTCTTCCAAATCCACCACCAGCGAAGGGCGGGTGCTTGCCAAGCTCATAGGGCAGAAGATTGCCAACGGTTCGGTAAAGCTTGCAGAGTCCACGGGCTCCGTTGCAGATCAGCCTGAAGCTACCCGTCTGCCAGTCCAGCTTGTCGTAAGGGCGTGGGACGGACTCACTGCCGACGAACGCATCGGTGGTAACGACGATCCTTGGGCAGCTTCGACTGACGCCAGCGACGTAGCGTAGTGCCTTACCGGGGCTGGGGAGTAATCCCTGGCTCCGGTTTCTTACCACTCCAAGATAGATCTTTAATACACTCACATGGGAGAAACATTGTGTACGAATCAGCTAACAACATTGACGGTTGGATTATCAAGAATCTGGATGAGCTCAATAGGAATTACACAGAGTACCACTTCATGAATCTGTTGAAGGAGGATATCCTGGCTTTCAGTGAGTTCTGTATTAACGAATACCACACCCAGTAGATGATGAGGGGGGACTACGGTTCCCTTTCATTACTACACCAAGATAGAGAGATGGATAGAAGGTAGAGAGATATAGGGTATTTTTACCTCTATCTATATTCTCTTACATATTCTCTATATTGATATTACCTATATGTTTAATACTCTCTATAGTTATTTACTATGTAGTATTGATGTATATATTTATTTACTTACTTTAACCCTATCGGGGAGTATAAAAATTATCTACTCTCTGAATACAAATGTCAACACCTTTGATGGAGGAATTTACCGTGTTTAGAAACTTCGTAATTATGTTCGCCGCGTTAGCTACCACCTTAACGAATGCTCTCAATGCTCTGAATCATGTTGCTAAGTCAGCACTGGAACGATCAGTTGTATTGGAGCAGAAGAGTGTCCAAGCGGCTGCACTCAGTAAGTTGGAAAGTGATTTCGTACTCGCAGAACGCCTTAAGGCCATTCATGGTAATAAGGGAATCAATAAGGGTGATCTGGAAGCAGGTCGCAAGTTCATTGCTGAGTATCTCAGGGATCGTGTGTGATTGTATTTCTTATCTACGACAGAGGGCAACTCAAGGGAGTATTCGACAGTAAGCCCAAAGCAGATAAGGCTATATTTGATGCTAGAGAAGCATACTACGATAAATACCTTGCCAAGAATCTAAAAGAGTCTGATGTAGATTTTGTGGTTAATGGGATTATGAGTGGGTATCAGATTAAGTCTTATCAAGCCAATCAACCATTAGTAACCTTTAGGGAGGTAACATGAACCGATTCTTTACTATTCTCATTACGCAAGTATGTATGGCAGCTTCCGTACAATTAGTCTGGTTAGCTCATTTGTGGGACACTGAGGGATATGGATTAAATCCCTGGATTGCCTTGCCGGTTGCAACGCTGTTCATGCTCCTTCCATACTTGTATGCAGAACTCGTCGACTGGCTTGAGGATCGCCGCATTCAGAGGGAACTCTACGATGCTGACCTTCCTTGGGAAGACGATGAAATGCACCATTAGGAATATGCGAGTGATCATGCTGTTTATAACACTCCTAGCGGCTGGTCGCTTGCTATTCCTATTCTCCTGACCATTCCTGACTGTCTCTCCGGAGGCAGTCGGGCTTTTACTCACCCCTAGATAGATTGTGAAGAAAGGAAGACCATGAAGCACTGGATACGTACACCTAACAATTCCTCAACGATAATCAAATACAGCCTCATTCAAGAGGATCGTATACTCGGTATTTCTTTTACCAGTCCCAAGACAGTAAACATCTTTGAGAAGTGTGATGAATACTTTGGTATTGAGGTATCGCCATCTGAAGGAATAGAGATATTCCGTGAAGCAATACAACTCATTAAGCAACACACTTTGCGTAATCAATCCGAGGTTAAACACTTATTACCTCGTGTTGAAATAGT